TCTTTTCCACTGGGGTTAATATTAGGAATCTTCACAACATTATTTTCAGTTCCCCTAGCAAATCTCGTATTAGAAATTTACAATCTATTGGTCGTGGCCTTAGACTAAAGGACAATAATTCTTCAGCAACTTTATATGATATATCAGATGATTTAACATACAATGAGAAAGAGAATTACACACTGGCTCATTTCAGAGAACGGATAAATATTTACAATGAAGAAGACTTTGATTATGAAATACACAATGTGGACTTAAAGTAATGCATCAGCCTATGGAAAATGTTAAAATAGTAAAACTAATAAACGGTGATGACATAGTTTGTTCCTTTCCTAAAGAACAATTAGAACAGAAATCGCCTTTGCTTAGAATTGTTAAACCTTTATTGGTAAAGTATGTGCCTCAACTTACCTCTGTTGGTATCAAAGACTATATTGCTTTAATTAAATGGGCGGCCTATACAACAGATAAAGTTATTACTATTCCAAAAGATAAGATTATGACTATTACCTCTGCTAGTACAGAAATGAGTAAGAGTTATAATCATATGGCTAATAACTATGATAAACTTGATACACCTCAAAAAGATCAGTCTTCTTACAAGAGATCGGCCTTATCTAACGAGGATAATCAGAAACTAAATGAGATATTTGATGAAGTTAATGAAGATGAATATAGCGAACACAATCCACCATTATTTAAAAAGAAAACTCTACACTAGGTTACCAAAGGGACCAGGAGCTCCTACTCAAAGGGCTACACCCCTATTATACACAGAAAACAAAAAAAGTCAATGCTCCCTCTGGCCATTGACAAATAGAACAATATAGAGTATATTATATATTATGAAAAGATCAAAAAAGAAACCGGAACATTATGTTAACAATGCTGAGTTTTTAGAAGCTATGAAAGGTTATAGAAAAGCGGTCAATAAAGCCAAAAGAGAAAAACAAATAAAACCACCAGTTACAGATTATATTGGTAGTTGTTTTTTAAAAATAGCCAACCACCTTTCATACAGACCAAACTTTATTAATTATACATTTAGAGACGATATGATTAGCGATGGTATTGAAAATTGTTTACAATACTTGGATAACTTTAATCCAGCTAAATCAAACAATCCTTTTGCTTACTTTACACAAATTATATACTTTGCTTTTATTAGAAGAATACAAAAAGAAAAAAAACAAGTAACTATAAAACAAAGATTAATACACGAAAATAATTTAGATGACTTTACCTTACAACCAGGTGATGACGGTGGCGAATTTAAGAATCAGTTTAGAGAATTTTTACAAAAGAATACAAAGTTAGAAGAACCTATTAAAAAAGACAAACCAAAAAAACGTAAAACTAAAACTGGTCCTCTAGGATAATTATGAAAATAGCATTATTGAACGACACTCATTTTGGGTGTAGAAACGACTCACCAGCGTTTATGAATTATCATAACCGTTTTTATGACGAGATATTTTTTCCTTATATAGAAAAGAACAATATAAAAACACTTGTTCATTTAGGTGATGTTGTTGATAGAAGAAAGTTTATTAATCACAATACAGCACATAACTTTAGAGAGAAGTTTTGGCACAGACTATCTGACCTACAAATAGATACACATATTATTATTGGTAACCACGACACTTACTATAAAAATACAAATGAAGTAAATGCTATTGAGAACTTAAACATAGGTCCTGATATAAAGATTTACACACAACCTAGAGAGGTTGACTTTGATGGCACACTTATACAATTTTTGCCTTGGATATGTGATGACAACTACGAAGAATCTATACACGCCATAGACCACTCAAATGCCGACATATGTTTTGGTCATTTAGAAATAAAGGGTTTTGAAATGCATTCCGGTCATATGAACGAACACGGTTTAGAATCAGGCCAATTTAAAAGATTTGAAAAAGTAATATCTGGTCACTTTCATAAAAAATCAGATGACGGACATATCTATTATCTTGGAACACAATACGAAATTATGTGGTCAGATTACAACTGCCCTAAAGGCTTTCATATATTTGATACAGAAACAAGAGAATTAGAAAGAATAGACAACCCTCTAAAGATATTTAAAAAGTTTATGTATGATGACACCAAGTATGATTACACACATCAAAGATTAGAAAATTATGATGGTTGTTTTGTTAAGTTATTTGTGTCTCAAAAAACAAACGAAGAAATGTATAGTAGATTAATTGAGAAATTTTACAATGAAATAAATGTACACGAACTTGTAATAGTAGAAGACCCTAGCGATATAAGAACCACCGTTAGAGAAGATATATTAGACCAAGGCGAAGATACACTTACCTTTTTAAACAACTATATAGAACAAGTAGATAGTGATTTAGATAAAAGAAAGTTAAAAGAATTTGCCAAAGAATTATATGTGGAGGCCAGCGAATGAGTAAATTAAAAGTTGATCAAGTATCATATTCAAATTTTGGACCTTTTGTTATGAAAGTAAAGGTGCCTGACTATATTATTAAGAAGTTAAAAACGGAAGGTAAGAAAACAAAAAAATCTTACAATCACGCTTTAGCAGGTCATTTAGATAATCAATTTTTATATTCAAAAGAAACACAAGAATGGTTTTACAGCGAAATAAACCCCCTTATAGACACATATAGAAAAGGTCATTGTAAGTTTCACGGCATAGATGATTTAAGAGTAGATTTCTCAGCAGACGATTTGTGGGTAAATTATATGAAAGCTGGTGACTTTAATCCTTTACATACACACGGTGGTGATTATTCATTTGTATTATTTTTAGATGTTCCTAAACAACTTAAAAAAGAACAAGAAGCATTTAAAGGCACATCATCAAAACCTGGTGCGTTAATGTTTGAATTTACACAACAAGCAAAACCTAAATGGGCAACAACAGGAGTAGTTTCTTTACCAGAGACAGGAGACTTTTTTATGTTTCCTGCCCTACTAGCACATTGGGTCTGTCCATTTAAATCTAAAGTGACCAGAATAAGTGTGTCAGGAAATTTAAGAATTACGAATAAGGATAAACTACCACTTGATTACTTTTAAAAAGATAAGATATAAAAACTTTCTATCTGCTGGTAATACACCAATTGAAATAGATTTACATAGATCAAATACAACTTTGATTGTAGGCAGTAATGGCTCTGGCAAATCAACGTTATTAGACGCTTTATGTTTTGTTTTATTTAATAGGCCATTTAGAATTATTAAAAAAGAACAAATGGTCAACACAATAAATCAAGGTGATTGTGAGATAGTAGTAGAGTTTGATGTTGGCACAAAACAATATAAGATTATAAGAGGCATTAAACCAAACATATTTGAGATTTACCAAGACGGAGTGCTTGTAAACCAAGACGCCTCTAATATTGACTATCAAAAATACCTAGAGAACAATATAATGAGATTGAATTATAGATCGTTTTTACAAGTTGTATTATTAGGTTCATCATCATACGAGCCGTTTATGAAAATGAAACCAAGATATAGACGAGAGGTCGTAGAAGAAATACTAGACATAAGAGTATTTGGACTTATGGATTTAATATTAAGACCTCAACAATCAGAATTAGTAAGAAACGTAACAGATTTAGGTCACCAATGTGATTTAATAGAACAAAAGTATGAGACTGAACAAAAACACTATCAAGCTATTTCCGACTTAAACCTGAACGACCTAGAGGGTAAAAGGAAGACATTAGATAAAAATAAAGAGGCAGAGGTTGAGTATCATAGACAGATTGAAAACATTAATAGACAGTTGGAAAAACACGAGATAGAAATAAAAGACAGAGATAAAACAGAAAAAAAATTAAATCAGTTAACTAAACTAGAGGCCAAAATAGAACAAAACTTAAACACACATCAAAAATCATTAGAGTTTTTTGAAGAAAATGATACTTGTCCTACTTGTACACAATCAATTGATGAAACATTTAAATCAGGAAAACAAGAAGAACTAAAAGGTAAAGTGGTCACCTTAAATGATGGTATGAAGAAAATTATGGATGAGATTGCCAACCACGAATTGGCGATTGCCAACTTTGCCAATATTGCCAGTAAAATTAACGAATTAAACGTAAACGTATCTAAACTACAAACCTCTATTGAGGAACTAAACAAATACTCAAACAACATACACGAAGAAATTAAAAAACTACAAACCAAACAAATAGATGGTGAGGATATTGAACAACAACTAGAACAACTAAAGGTTGATTTAGAAAAAACAAAAGTTGAAAAAAACAAGATTGTTGAACAAAAAGGTTATGTAGATATATTAAGAACTATCTTAAATGACAAGGGTGCCAAGGCACAGATTATTAAGAAGTATCTACCAATAATGAATACACTAATTAATCAATATCTACAAAATATGGACTTCTTTATATCCTTTCATTTAGATGAGGAGTTTAATGAGACGGTAAAAAGTAGATTTAGAGATACATTTAATTACAATAATTTTAGTGAGGGTGAGAAGATGAGAATAGACTTAGCCCTACTATTTACTTGGAGACAGATAGCAAAGATGAAAAATAGTGTTAATACAAATCTATTAGTATTAGATGAAATATTTGATTCATCATTAGACGGCCAAGGCACAGACGATTTTTTTAAGATAATTAAGACAATGACAAAAGAAAATATCTTTATTATATCTCACAAAGGTGATATAATGTTTGATAAATTTACAAATATAGTAAAGTTTGAAAAGTATAAATCCTTTACAAGGCTTCAACAAACCTAGGAGATAAAATGGAAAAGCAACCTTTAAAATTAATACCACCAACCGATCCAAGAGTTGTATCTGCCATAGCTCCTTTTAATGATGAAATGTTAAAAGAGCACGGATATAAAGATAGACAAGAACTATCAGATGAACTCTTTGAAACAATGAACAAGTATGGCGGCATAGGATTATCAGCGAATCAGGTGGGCCTACCCTACAATGTTTTTGTATTAGGTGGACACGCCTCGATTGAAAATGGTTTAAAAATGACCTGCTT